TTAAGGTAACGCGGGACTGAGTCCCTATCGGCTACAGCCTTTTCCAGTTCGATGACTGATCCGTTTCTGGTGTCTTCGTACTGGTAAATCGGCATATTAGCTATAGTTCTCCTTGTCGGATTCCTCTGCCATCTTCATCATCCTCTCCTCTTCGGACATCGAATCTTCGCCTTCGGCCTTATCTTCGGCCTTGTCAGACGATTCATTCTCGGTCATGGCGTGCTCAACATTAACGTGGGCAATACCATTCTCGATCATGCTGATCGTTCCGCTTAGTTCGACGGAATCACCAACTTCAGGGGCAACATTCTCACCGCCATCGTTCACTTCGAACTTGGAGATGGGAAGCATTACCATACCTTTTTTGGTCATTGATTTTTCCGAAGTGGAAGGAGCGGGGGAGGTTTTATCCTCCCCCGCCTTCCGAGGACCCATAGCGATAACTAGGGTTCCCATTTAAGGATTACGAGTAGTTCGACTTGCTGAACAACACTCGGAAGAACCGAGGGTCGAGCTGCTTGGCAGCGTAGAACGTCTTGAAGGACGCAACAATGCGCTGGCCATAGGGGTCGGACTTGTCGGCTGCGTCGAGGATCGTGACCTTCGGAGCGAAGGGCGAGCCGGAAGCGGCAACCGAGGACAGGCTCGGAACGCCAAACGCACCGCCGCCGAGCAACACATTCGCGTAAACCGCGCCGGTGCTGTTGGTGGCTTCACCCACGCCGGAGGCGGAGGTGTTGAACGTCTGCACGTTGGTGGAGCTAATCACGCTCACGCCGAACAGTTTGCCAGTTTCGCCCTTGAAGATTTGATCCGGGGCGGAGTAGCTGGAGACCTTGAGCCAATCGTCGTCCTGCTGGAGATCGCGGATAACGGCAGGGTGCGCCACGAGGGCGTAGCCGTCCTTGATCTTGGGAGCGCGGGCGATGAACAGGCTGGTCGCACCGTCCAGAAGGTCGGTGGCGGTCATGCTGCTGTTGGGGGTCGAGGCCGTGCCGAAGGTCGTGCCGTTGGTGCCGTTCTGGGCATAACGAGCGTAGGACTTCGTCGCAACACCAGTACCGGTGCTGGTCGAGGAATCCTGAACCAGAGCGCGGTGACAGAGGGTGTCGGCGTGCAGCGCGGCGTCTTCGCCAAGCTGCTTGGTGGCCTGGGCGAGGTGGCTGAACAGCTCGGTGGCCAAGAGAACGTCCGTGAGGATGATCTTGGAGCCGTACTGAACCAGGGTCGCTTCGACCGAGGAGAGCGTCAGATCGCGCTCGTCACCGCTCGTAGGCGTGGTGCCTTCGGAGAGGTTGGCGATTGCGCTGATGCTCGGGTCTGAGAACCGGAAGAACCGGATCGTTTTGTTCCCACCCGTTTTGGTAGGGTAGGGGGTTTTCATAGCAAACTGCTCCATCTGGAGCAAGGGGAGCGCACGCTCCAGCAACGCCTTCGAGAAGTACGTCTGGAACTGTGCGGTTACTGAACCAGTAGTGACCATTTTAGTTTATATCCTTTTTGCGACTAACTGTTCCTGTCAACCTCGCCCGCCATCCTCATCAATTCACGTTCCTGCTCGTCTAGCGAGAGTTCGTGAAAAGCCTTGGTCTTGGCCGGACCTGACGGTTGGCTGGAAGCCGGTGTCGTCGCTTTTCTGAGTTGAGCGAGTTCTCGCTCATACTCTGCAACCTTCTTCTTCAAGTCGGAGGCGGTTTCCGCCTGTAGCCTGATCTTCGCAATCCCAACCGCGTCCTTGATTCCCGCAGGGTAGTTGCGGAGGATCGCGTGGTTTTGCAACATTTCCGAGACGGCCTTGTAGAGCGAACTGTTGGAATCCTTAAGATCGGGGTTGGCCTCGACCTCCTCAAGCAGATTCTTATCCCACGCCGATTTTAGTTCAGCTTGGGTTTTCTGCTCGATTTCCTTGCGCTCTTCAGTCTCGACTTCAGTGGCTTTTTGGTCAGCGAGTTTTGCAAGATCGTCGCGGCCTTCTTCACGATAGCTCTTTGCCGCCTCCCTGTAATCGTCCGCGCTAAAGCGTCTACTTCCCGCTTTCGGCGTTTCAGAACCAGGCTGTGAAGCCTCCCGTTGGGCTTTCGCCTGTTCGATGGCTTCACGCTCTGCCTTGAGTCTTGCTTTTTCCGCTCTGACATCTTCCCACTCTTTTTCGAGTCTGCTTTTGGCCTTCTCGTATCGGGTAGGCTTCTTTTGTTCGGAAGCCGACTCCGACTTGTCTTCTGAAGGTTGCGTTGTTAAAGAACTTTTTGCCTCCTCGGATTTCTCCTCAGTGGCGGAAGCTTCACTCGAAGCCTCCTGTTTGGTTTCGGCTTTCTCGTCAGTCGCGGGCTTCTGATCGGTATCTCCGCTGGCCTTTTCGGGTGTCGGTGTTTCGGTTTTGGTTTTCTCGTCTTCCTTGGGAATGGGATTGTATTCCCGCCCCTCGTCAGCCGCTTGCGCCATTGCCAGAATATCCGTCTCCGTCAGGTTATTCGATTCAGCCATTTTGACCCTTTCCTACACCCATTCGCAGGGAGTCAATCTGCGGTGAGGTTAATCGGCTACTGGTTCATCCGATCCGTCCCCATAGCCAAGAACGGCGGAGTTAAGTTTTTGGGTTGCCAGCGATTCAAGAACCGCTACACAGCCTCTGAAACCTTTAGCATAGCCACAAGCCTCTGCAAGTTTGGCGCTATCTTTCATCACTGCGGATGAGTTCTGGCGCAGGGTAAGGTTAAGCAGTATAAGGCTAATCCGCCTGCCCGTAGGTGTGCCAAGGAACGCAGTCCACGCCTTCTCGTCCTCGTCCTCCCACTTGGGTTCGTCTACCCATTCTTGGTTTCGGATAAAGGCTAAAATGGCTTTGAGTTTTCTCATACAACTACCGCCCAAGAGTCACCCTGGAAAAGCACGGCTTCTTTGTCGTTAAGAGTCTCGGATAAAGCCTTCTGTACAGATGGGAAGGACCAATCATGGCCAGCCATGACCCCGCCTTTACGCAGTTTCGGCTTCCACCCTTGGATGTCTGCCACAACCGCTTCATACCTATGATCGCCATCAACATAGACTAGATCCAAGGATTCATCGCGCACAAACTGGAGTGCGTCAAGACTTTTGCCACGGCTGAAAAACACATTACCAAGAGGCTTGGTACGCCTCTCAAAAGCCTCAAAAACAAATTTCATAGGGCATTGGTGGCTGGCAACATCGTTCAAATCGTACCCGTTGATCCAAGGATCGACCGCCAATACCTCCTTGAAATACTTGGCAATAACCTCAGTTCCCTCTCCGCTATACGCTCCTATTTCAACTGCCTTGCCGTTTGCGCCCTGCTCATTGGCCCACTGGCAAAGCTTGGCCAACCCTTCCTGCTGGAAGGGCGGTCGCATTACGGGAACTTTCAAGCAGGCATCGGTGCGGCGGGTTGTGCTGCCTGCGGAGCAATCTGCTCAGTGGCACGCATTTCCTGTTTGGCCGCATCGCGAAGCTGTTTCTGGATTGCGCGGGAGGTGTTGGGATCGACCTGTTCCAATGCAGCAAGGTGCTGCTGGAGGTGCGCCATGAGTACCTGCATGGACGCCTGATCGACGGGTTGCTGGCGGACTTGCGCCGCTTGGTTAAATTGAAAGAGAACTTGGATGTGAATCTTGTGATCGTCAGAAGGTTTGATCTGTACGGGGAATCCGGTGGCAAGCATGGTGGCAATCTCGCTTGCCTGATCTTCCGCCTGATCGCCCATCCCGGCCTGCGGATCTTGGAACAGACGGCGCACAAGGCTGGGATCGTCCTGCTCAATAACCGATTTCACAAGTTCACCCTGATTGATGTATGGATTGCCTTGGAACATCTGCATCCGGGCCACGGACTTCTGGAGCGAAAACTGGCGATTGATAAAGTCCAATCCACCCTTCGGCTCAATCGAGTATTCCTCGTGGATACCTTCGGGCGGCATTGCGCCGGTCTCCTCGGCATAGCGGAACATAAGGTCGCGCTTGTTGTACTGGACGTATAGCGACCAGCACTGCTTGAAGAGATGGGATAATCCCATTCGGAAAATACGATTACGAAGATCGCCGGAAGCCGCAGCCTGTGCCTGCAACGCCGAAATCTCAGTCGCAGTCTTACGGTCAGAAACCTGATACTGCGAGCCGGCACCGAAGTCTGGAT